GTGGATGTCTTGACTTTCTTTCAAGTGTTATCTCGGCGTTAATGTCGTATTGTTCGTAAACCGATTTGATAAATACGGCACCATCGTCAATAAAAGTTAAATCAGATGACAATTCAGAAAAAACACCGTGATAATCTTTATGTCGCTCATAGCTTTTTTTGTCATCATACCAACCCAAAGGCTCGTTAATCTCAAACGAAAACCCCCCGTGTGATATGATATACTTAACCCTATTTTCAAAAGATATTTGCATTAAAATTGAGCGTTTTTATTTTTCCAAAGATAGTAATCTAAATTGAATTTTATGTTGTTTTGGTTTTGAATTTTTACACTTTTGAAACCTTTTTTAATTTCATTACTGATATTACTCATGTTTCTATCGAATTTGTCAGATAGTGATAATTCTTTTACTTTATTCGATTGACTTTGTAAAGACGTGAGAATTGACGCTCTTTCCAACATCTTAAACTCTTTTAGGTAATCATCTTTTGATTTATAAACCTTTGTGCCTCGTTCTAAATTCAATAATGTATCTTTGTTTGGTGTCAAATATGCTGGTTTGCTTGGCTCTTTTACTATTTCATTTACGCCACCATCCCCAACTATTGCTAATCCTCCTTTGTGAAATTCTGTACCTTGTTTGTATTTTGGTATTGGGGTTGCTAGAATTGTTGCTAATTGCAAACCACCCACAACACCAGCATAAACAGAAAGCGGTATGTTTGGCAATGCTTCAACAACTGCCGAAGCCGTATCCATTATAGTTTTCATTACATTGAACGCTTTTTCGTATTTGGCTTGTTTTTGTTTTTCTGCTAATTGCTTTTTACGTAATACCTCTTGTTTTCTAAATCGCTCCTCCTCTAGTAAATTTTGTTGAACGCTGTCATCCTGCGCTAATTCCATTTGATGCGAATAGTAATCCTCATTTGCATCCATTTCCGCTTGGATGCCGTCGATACGGTTTTGAAATACGGTGTTTATTAAATTACTAATTTCAGATAGCGCACTTTGTACTATTTCAACTCTTTGTTCCCATTTATCTTTGAAGCTCTCTAAATCTTGCGCTTCCGCATCTGCTAATCTTTTGCGTGTTTCCGCTTCGATTTGTGCAATAGTTTTTTGACCTTGCAACTCTGATTCATCCATCGGCTCTAAACCGTTGTTTTGGGTGATATTTGCAAGTTCTTCTTTTAGTTTTTTATATTTTTCCAGAAGCGCAATTACTTTTTTATACTCCTCCGAACCTACAGCAAGGTTTTTTGATTCCGCTTCTAGTTGTGATATTAACTTATCAAAGTAACCTAAAGAACCATCAATTAACTTATTTCTTTTATCTATTTCTACGTTGTGTGCTTTTTCTCTTTCAATTACTTTTTTACTTACATCATCTCCGCTTTTATTAGTTTTGTTTAGCTCTTTTTTATCTGTATTAAGACTTCTTACTGAATCATCTAAATCTTGATACACAATACTCAATTCACGTAAATATCCTTCCATTCTCTTTGTATAAACAGATTCTTCTTTTGTCGCTAACATATTGACATTAGCTGATTTCATCTTTTCCGCAATTGCTTCTTTTTCCTTTTCATAAAGCATAATTGTTTCGTTAATTCTCGCTTCCTCTAACTTCTTAATGTTTGATGCGTTTTTTTCACCGGCAATTAAATCTCTGTATTTTTCATTTATTGCAGTTCTTTGTTTTGTCAGGCTTTCATTTATAGCGTCTCCTGTTTCTTGTGCTATTTTTTTTCCATCTTCTAGAGCTTCATTTAATCTTTTTTGTGCCTTTGCTGCGGTGTAAGCCGATTCGCTAAAAGTATAAAATGCTGTTACTAATAATCCAATAACAGATAAAACAGCTGTAAACGGATTGAGGTTCATTGTCGCTAAGAATGCTTTTAACGCTTTTGTCGCCCCACTTATGCCTCCGGCTAGTGCTATTTTTGCAATTCTTAATAAAGCTACTGCTCCGGTGTAGGCTTTTGTTATTAATGATGTTGATACCATAACAACTTTATAACCTAGAAACGCCTTTGCTACATCAATTATAATTGCTAATATAATATCTAGATTATCCGCTAGATATGATATTGATTTTGTTAGTTTATTTGAAACTTTGTTATTTTTGTCATTTTCAACTAATAATTCTGTAAAAGCATTTTTTAAACGACCAACTGAAGCCCTGATTGTTTCAACTTTATCCCTATTATCAGCATTGAAAGTTTTTTCTAATTGTTTAGCAAAATTTGGCAACACTTCTTCTGATATTACCTTGCCCTCTTTAAGCATTTTATCAAGTTCATCAGTAGTGACGTTCATTGATGCTGCCATAATTTGAAACGCTCCAGGCAATCTATCTCCTAACTGACCCCTTAACTCCTCAGCTTGTATTTTGCCCTTAGAAAGCATTTGACCCAACGCATTCAAACTTCCCTCTGTATCTTCAGATGATAACCCCAATAATGCAGATGACTTTGTAACAGCTCTAAAAATATCCTCTTGCTGTTTTAAAGTTAGATTTGTATTTTTTGATGAGGCATAAAATTTCACATATGAGTCGGTTAGTTTTTTAATTTCAACTCCCGTTTCATTTGCTAAATCTTTTATAAAGCCTTGTGATCTTTCATATTTTTCAGAAGTTTCTGTTACATTTTTTAAAGCTATATCAATCGAATTAAGAGCGGTTATTTGCTCGAATATTGATTTCCCTATTGATACTGCCGAAAGTAAACCAAATGCACCAGCAAATTCTCTAATAGCATACATTCCTTTTCCTAGTGCGCTTTTATAGTTCCCTACGTTCTTTGTGAAATCGGATGTGGCTCGGTCTGCCTTAACTACTTTTGCGTGTAGTCTATCGTACTCCGTTTGTGCTTTTCGTATTTCCTGATTTGATGCTTTTTCACTTGCAATTAAATCTCTTAATTTTGTTTTAGCTTGTTCTCTTTGGGTGTTTAATTTTTGATACGAACCTACAAGCGCATTATTTAAAACCGCTTCTTCTCGGATTGTTTTATTTTGTAATTGTCGTGAAACTTTTAAATCGGCTAATTTTTTAACCTCATCATTTTCAGATACTAATAATTGAGCCTTTGTCCTAACTAAATCCTGAACAACCTTTTGTTGCTCTTTCATTGTTGATGTGGTTACTCTTATCAATTGAGCTTCTTTTTCCTTTGAAGCTACATAATCACCCTCACTTTTAACAGCTTTTAATTGTGGGTACAATGCAACCAATTCCTTTACAGATGCAACAAATTGCTGATTAGTGGAAATAGCTTTTTCAACGTTCTTTTGATATGCAGAACCCCAATTGATTGCGTCATCAGTAATAAGTTCTTTTATTGTAATTGTACCGCCTTTATTTGCCATTTTCTAACCTTTTAATTTTGTCGTTTACTAAATTTTGTAATCCATAGAATTGTGTGACTGTGATTTGATTTGTGTCAAATGTTAATCCGGCAATCATGCAATAAGATAGGATAACCTCATCTACATTGGTTTGTACTTCCGATTTTGGTAGTTGTCTTTTAAGTTCGTCAACTTTAATATTGATTGATTTTGATTGCTTTTCAATCCTTAAAATCTCGTTAAAGTAGTCCGATTCTTCTAATTTATACCCGTGTAGTTTTAAAATCTCTAAAAGTTCGTTTGATTTATCGAATTTCAAACCCTCTAAACAAAGATTAATAATGTTTTGTTTCAATTCGAGTGATGAAATTCTAACCGACAAATCTAAAACTTTTGATGCTTCCCCGTTTGGATTAAGTTTTTTGTAGTCATCGTACAATTTTAAGAATAGTTCTTTATGGTTTTCTACTCCTAAAATAGTACTATCTCCATTTTCTATGATTTTTATCATAGTTTTAAACGGGATTGTGTCAATGCTATATGTCGAGTTGTTTGCGGGATTCAAGTTGTAGGTATGGTAAAATATTATTTTCGATTATTTCTGCAAGGTTTTCATCTGTCAAACCGAATAATTCATGTGAAAGCCAATGCTTAGATTTTAGTATCTCATCAGTCTTTGAATCGGTACTACCAAACATTATTTTGTTATTATCAACTTTAATGTAGAAGCCTTTAAAAAAGTTACCAGTATCAACGGATGTAAAAGGTTCGCCCTCTCTTTTTTGTCCTCCGCTTATTTCCTCCGTTGCCTTTGAGTAGTAGCCTATTGGATTACCAAATATGTCGCTACTCGCTTGGAATAGTTGCTCCTTGTTCGCTGTTATCCAATTTACCTCCGTCTTCCGAATGTACGTAATCAGCAACGACTTCAATTGATTCAGTTTCTTTGCGTTTTCCAACGCCTCGATTAATGTTGCCATCGGTTGCTATTTTATACGCTTGTTTGACTTCGTCATGGCTCAATCCTACTAAAAGTACTTCAAATTGAGTTTTAAAATCAGCAAGGGAACTATTAATTCCCTCGCTGAATGATAAATTTTTGAACTTTCTCATTAGATTGTTACGGCTAAAAGTACACCCTCTAAAAGTATGTCGCCTAAAGCCACAACTCCATCAAGGTTTAAGTTTCCGCTTGTTAATCCCGTTCCGGCTAATGTGTATCTTCCGGCTACGGTTGCGGATTCGCTTAATCCGGTCAAGGTTCCACCTGAATAAGTAAAGTCCCCGACAACTAAGCCCTCAACTCCAGTACTATCGCATCCCGTAGTTACATCAACTACAATTGCGCTAGATATAGCAGAAACTAAAGTAATATTGGCATTGAATATTCCGCTTAAGTCGTTTGCATCCCAATTTGGAATACGTCCAAAAGGAGATTTTTCCAACTGCTCAAAATCTTTGTATGTTAGAGTTACCATTGTTGTAGCGGGCTTGTCTTTAACTGTTCTTTTTCTGATAGAAACATCAAAATAAGATAAGTCTTGACCGCTTACGCTACCGTCGTCATTCAATACTCCGATAATTGCGCCATCCTCCGTTATTTCAAATACTTTCGTATAATCTGAATCTTGATAAGATTTCAATGCTTTATGTGAGCAAAGTCCTAAATAAGATTCGAAAGTAGTTTTCTTAACCTCTTTTGAAGTTTTAAAACGGAACTCATCCGCTTCAAAGAAACTTGCCTCTGTGTCGGCGTTCGCTACTTCGTAAAGGTCGAATAAAGGAACTAAATCCTTTGCTGTAATACCATCAATCCACTTATCTCTATCTACTGCGTGTGTGACGTTAGCAAACTTAAAGGCAGATTTTGCTAATACAATATGTTTAAGTTTTCCCTCGATACATTGTTTGGATGCACCAGTGTTTAAAACTTCGCTTGCTGTGTTACAAATTTGTACACTCATAATTTTTAATAATTTATTTTATTGTTAATAATGCAATTGTTATAAGATATTTTTAGTCTAATTTTTACGGCGTCCCAAATGTCTGTCGTAAATGATTTATCGGCTTCCGTATAATTATAATACTTCGTTAATAGTTTTTTTTCGATTAATGTAGTAAATCCACTACGCTCAAATGCTTTGTAAATATTCTCTATTAAGGGAAACAAAATAGTATCAAAGTTTAATTTTACACGCTCTCGGTTGCTTAAATTTGCGTCTGTTATGGTCGCAACAACCAAATCGAACTCGGTTTCAAACGTTGCTTTTACATCTTGTGGTTGTTCATCGTAAGGAGTAATTAACCAAATCAACGGATAAGGATTTGAATTTTCTCTTTTCATTGATTGTAAGAACCGGTTTAAATCCTCTTTTGTTCCAAAGTCATAACTTGATTTAAAGGAGTTACCCTCGTAATCCGTTATGTTCGGTAAAGTGTTAAACAATTCTATCAATCTAAAGTCTAAATTCATAATCCGTATTGGTTTTTATACTCGAAATTCTTACCTAACCATTTAGGAAAATCCACGTTGTTATAATCTAGGAAAGCGTAAAGACTTAACATATAAGGCTTATCTATAAAGATAATTTTTTCAACCATATCATTCCATACACTTACTAATTTTTGTGTCGGATTCGTCTTTGTTGCACCGTTTGGATTGGCTTGTATAAATCCAACGCCTGAATGATTTTTCAAATCGTCCTCCATAAATTTATAATAAACGTAATCTGCAATAAAAGAGTTATTAGATTTCAAACCATCAAATTTATAGATGTAACCATCAATAGTCATCTCGACACCGTTTACAAGGTCCTTCCATTTTTGATCCGCTGAAACCTTAACCGATTGTTCTGTTTGCCCATTCAAAACCTCTAAATTAGACTGTAATTCCTTGTATAAGTCATATCCTAAAGTAGTAATGAGAATATCACGCTCATATTGTTCGATAAATGAATCCAATTTCACTTTGTTACCTAAAAGATTACTATTAGGCGTTGTGTCCTGACTGTTAGCTATTAGCAACCCATTTTGAAAAATTGAACGTGATATTAACATATTGCTATTTTTAAGATTTTGACTTATCAAACTTCGCAACCTTGTGAACCCTTACTAAATTACTAGCTATCATTGAATCACAAAGATAGGTATCACCCGTCTTTTTGGTTGCGAAGTCTTTTATGAATTTTATCTTTACCATCTTATTTTGTCCAAGAACCCGTAATGGTTGTGCGGTCGCCCGTAGTTCCAACAGCTACCAATTTAGTATATGGATAAACAACGTCGTTTATTACCCATGTTGCTACTAAACCGTTTACGATTGTAACTTGGTTCTTGTCTGTTCCCGTGTGAGATGCAATAGGTGATGCGGTTCCCAAACTTCCGTCTGCAAAATTAATCAATTGATAATTTGTTCCGTCCAATGACCCATATAACGCAATAGTCCCGTCAGATGTTCCGCTAACTTGCGTACATAAAACCTGAACTGCTTTTGCGTCGGTCATTACATCAGAGCTAACTGTGATAGCTCCGTTCAAATCGATACTATTTAATACTCTTGCCATAATTTAAGATGCTAAAGTTGTTAATGCGGTTTGAATTGAAGTAACTTTTTTAAATCCACCTTTGTCGGCTGTTCTAATTAAAAATGCCAAACGTCTGCGCACTTTTAATGTCATCATATCCTCAACAAATTGTGTACCTGAATAACCTTTACTTAAAGAGATGCCCGGTTTAAAGTAAATTCTCGCATAACGGCTATCACCTAATACAAGTGTGTCGGCTGTCACCGCATTACTTTCGATTACTACGATAGAACCAACTTGCTGTCCGTCTCTGCTAACGAAAGGAGGCATTACATAATTGTTATTAACGTCTTTTTTCAACTTCATTAAGTTAATGTCGCTGATATTCATCAATACAAAGTTAGGAGTGTATTTTGAACCTCCGCTTGAAGTGATGTTTTCGGAAACTTTAACAACTAAGTCGTAAATGTTCGCATCAGTAATTCCACTTGCAACCGGCGTATAAGCATCAACAGACGCAACTAATCCTTTTACATTTGGAGGAGTTCCATTTGCGTTTACAAGGTCTGTATCAACTTTAATATCAACGTTGGTTTCTAAGAACATTTCCAACTCTGCAACGAATTGCTGTTCGTCTTCTTCAAACTCATCAGATACCGGTAAAGTGTCGCCAATTTTTTGAAGTGCTAAAGTGTACTGAGTCCAAGTGGCTGTTGATTCAGGGAATGTACCACTTTCTGAAATTGCTGCGGCTGCTCTAACTGTTGTGCCTGCATCCCAATCCCAATATTTTATCACCCCTTGATTATTACTTTCTGAAATAGGAATTTTTCTAAACAAATCCCATACGGATAATTTGCGGTGTGCTAATTGCCCAATGTCGCTCAACTCATAGCCTTGCGTATTACTTCCGATTGATGCTCTTAATGTGTCTGCTTTCAAAACAACCTCCGCATCCTTGCCTTTGGCAATAGATTTGATGAGCTCTTTGTGTGTTTTAACTTCGTCAATTAAAGTTGCTACAACTCCGCTTTTAATACCTTTTTCGGCTAATACGTCGATGCGTTCTTTCAATCCCTCGTACATTGATTTGGTTACTTCATTAGTTGATGCGCCTTTCAATGTGTCAAGCTCTGTTTTAAGAGTTTGAAGTGCGTTTTTTGTTGCGTCGTTTTCGTTTGCAACTGATTCAATAAACTCGCCATAAAGTTGGCTCATTTCTTCGGGTGACTTTGCTTTGAAATCTGCTTCAGTAACCCCTTTTAATGATAAAAATGCTAAAAATTTTTTCATTTGTGTTAAATTAAATTAGTAAAAAATTGCTTTTGTTTGTCGTGAAGTGATTTCTCGGCTTCGATTTGTTTGTCAGAGTGACTTACGTCGGCTTTGACTGATATTGTTGGAGTAAGTGAGTTAGAACCCAAAGGTACTGCACTCCCCTCGATTGCTTTCGCTTCTGATACTGCCCAAAAGTATCCGTATTGGTCGGCTACTTCTTTGTTTATTGCTAATGGATAGAAGTTATCCCAATTTGCCTTTGCTGTTGGGTAATCCTCATCGTTGATACACATATTTATTTTTACGTATCTCATCCCTACGGAGTGATTTTTGACACGCCCCTTTGCGTATTGTTCGTGCATATAAGGGTTTCTATCCTTTTGCACTTTTGATTCAAATACTAACGCTTGTGTAGTTCCCTCGAAGTCGTAACCTAATTGCTTCCAAGTGTAAGTGTGTACAAAGGCTTTCAAATCGTCCCCGTCTGCAATAATCTTTGAAAACTCATTCGATTTATGCTCTTGAACGTGCATTATCAACTTATTTTCTTTTACCGATTTATTCCAAATTCCATTGACGTGCAAATCCAAATGTGAATCAATTACATTTGTAGTGTTTATGATTGCTTTTACAAGTAACGTATCTTTGTTTAATAGGTCCGCTTTGTTTACAATTCCCTTTTCTACTCCGTCCGGAACATCTGTAAGTACTTCCGATTGTACAAATGCAACTCCATCAGCTTCTTTTGTTTCGGCTTTCTTTTGTGCTATTAACGTGGTTTCATTTTGTACCAAAAAATCGAATAACTCTTTTTGCGTTGCGAAGTCTGGAATCTTTATTTTCATTTTAAAACTATTTTATTGTTTTGCCTATCTTTTGAAAGTTTCTCAATTTCCTTTTGTGTTAATTTAGGCTTTGATTGAGGGAACTTTTCCGTATTTTTTTTTAAGTGTTCCATATTTGTTGATTCTGATTTGTTTATCCATTGCTCTCAAAAATTGTTCACGCCTTAACTCGTCGTTAAACATTTCGTTAATTTGAGGTTTAATGATTGACATTTTTTGTTTAAACATCAACCAATTGTAAAAACGGATAAACGGGTTTAATAATTTATACATTTGTGTTTGGTTTAAATTTGTAATCAAATCCGAAATCTTTTGCTATTTGATTCGGGTCTGCGCCTAACTGAACTAATTTAGTCATCGTATCTACTTTTTTATCCATTGTTTCCGATTTCTCTTTTTCGTAAACTTGGTTGAATGACAAATGTGCCCATGATATTTTCATTGTTTCAGGATTATAAACATATTTATAATGTTTTACGAATGCCTGAATTAATGCGTCACCTTTCGCTTGTAGGCTCATCTCGGTTAATGAAGCTCTCGCTATTCTTTGATTATCCCAAGTGCCTTTTCCGATTGCCTCGATTACGTCCTTTGGAATGTTATACATATTCCCTATAATATGCAAATCGTTTAAATAGCTTTCGTCAAGTGCTAATGCCTTAATGTTATCGGTAAATCTTTTTATATCTACGGGTGTTTTTCCAACGTGTAACCGTTCTTTACCCTCTAATTTGCTCTTAATATCTTGTTTTTCTACTTCTCCCATTGGTAACTCGGTAACGTCCTCAAGCGCATTCTTACCGCTTACCATAAACTTACGGCTAAAGTCTAAATTATCCCTTTTCGCTTCTAAACCAATATTTGAGTTTGTAACAACTTTATATAAAGCATCTAAACGACTAAAACCCTCAAACCAATTTAAACCGTTTGAAGTGTCCGCAATGTGAATGATGTCTTTTATTTTGTAAGTCTTTTTTGTTCTATCGTCAAAAATATAATCAATTTCACTTTCTAAAAGTTCGTTATAATTTTGTTTTGATAGATAGAACTTGTCAAATTTTTCTTTAGTCTTTTTAGGAATGTCCATTTTAGAAACGTTCATCCAATAGATATTATCCTCGCTATCGATATTTCTTGAAGGTGTTACGCAGTAGGAATTGCCTAACGTTTGCCAAAACATAAAGTCCCAAAGGAATTGGGATTGAGTTTGGAACGGATTGGGATTTTGAAACTTTTTTAAAAGTGGTTCTGGAAGTTCAAGTTTAGCTAAAGAAAATATATCAGACAAAAGGATTGCAATTTTCAACATCGCCGGATTGTCTAATACTAAACTTAACTTGTCTTTGTTTGATTCGTGTGGTAAATATCCTTTTTCAGACTTAAATAGCTTGAAGTCAGAAATACTATAAAAGTACTGTTTAACGGGTTTGAAGTATGAAAATATGCCTATATCATGGTTTCGGGCTTACCCCATTTTGTAATTACTTGGCAAATATAAGTCTTTATTTTGTAAATACAACTAATTTGAAATAAATTATTCTAAAGAATCTAAAATCTTTTTTGGTGTTAATTCTTTCGGAATTGTTTTTTTCGGCTCATTGTTTGTTATTTCAATCGTTTGTAGGCACTTTGTGCATCTTATGAATGCTTTTTCAATGTACATTTTTGGAATGTCTGTTTTACGGTTACAATGTGGGCAGTTTATCCCCATTTTAAAATATATTTTTTGCGTGTGTTGTCGTTAAATATTACCCAAACCCATGCGGACGTTTTGCGAAGTTTTACGTTTGCTGGAGTGTTACAACCCACATAAATCGTTTCTTTTTCTGTTTTAACGAAATGAATTGATTTTGTTTCCGTGAGTTCTAAAGTTCCATTTTTGGTAACTTTTAAAGTGTCTTGTGCTAATCCGGATAATCCGATTAGTAAAATTGTTGTTAAAATTAGTTTTTTCATTTTGTTTGGTTTAAATTCGTTTAATTATTCCTTGTTCTACTAAGTGAAATGCACCGTAACGTACTGCATCGATTGTGTGGTTGTTTGTGTCAATTGGTTGTTCTAATTGATTGCCGTTTCTATCTTTGTCCCATGCGTACAGCCTTTGTTCTGTATCGATATTTGTTGAGTTTTCCGTGTAATAAACATCTAAATTTTGTAAAATATCTATTCCGTCAATAATTGAGCCTTGTAATTTATGAACTGCCTTTGCGTATTCCCAACCGGCACGACGTAATGAAACTATCTTCGTCGGTCTGTTGTTGTCGCAAATTATAGTTTTCCCTTTTGGTATTTTTATCCGATTGAAAAGCCACGTCACCAAACCCTCATCATTCGCTTCGATTTGTATCTTTTCAGTATTGGTTAGTCTTTTGCGCCATTCATTCTCTGATTGGTAGTTCAACTCTTTTAAAAATAGTTTACCGTCTTTGTATTTCATTTCCACAACCCCGAAAGGGTCGGAAGTACCCCAGTCCACACAAATAATGCTCTCTGATTGCGTTTCATTGAATACTCTTTCAGGTATTGGGTTCCAAAAGAATATGCGCCCCTCAACGTTCCCAACAACACCCAATCCATAAACAAGCCATTTATTTGCCCAATATTGATTTTTAACTGTACCGTCTAAATTGTATCCTTTTTCATAGTAGGCTAATATTTCGTTTCTTTCGGTTGCATCTAATTGGTCGTTGTCTTCGAAAGTTAAAACCAAATGTTCACAATCTGAACGGGTCATTATTTCTTTGTGATACCAAAATTCTGCATTCGGGTTAAAGTCAATTATTATTCGCTTGGCTCTGGATGTCAATTCTCGGTAGGTGTCAAACTTTACTTTGTTTGCCTCATTCACAAACATCACATCTGACCGTAAACCCTTGCCTATATCCGCCTTGTCTAATCCAATGAAGCGAATAAATGAACCGCTGTTAAATTGATAGTGTACTCCATCTTTCCAATTGTCACGGTCGAAAACTCCAAAGGCTTTCATTATTTTAATAAAGTCTTTTATTACTGTGATTCTCATTTTTGAAAGCTCATCACTAGCAATGTATATTTCTTTATCTTTATGTGAAAGAGCGTGATTTATTAATATGATTAATATTGAGAATGTTTTCGACGCCCCTTGACCGCCTTGCACACCCCAAATTCTTTTTTTAAGACTAGATATTTTCAGTAGCCCCGTTGTCGTTTGTATCTGCATTTAGTGGGTCATTTGAAAGGATTTGAGTTGTTGTTTGGGTTATTTCCTTTTTATCAATCAATCCTAAATCTTTGGCGATTATATTTGCGTTAAAGAAGCCCGAAACAGCGCCCTCGAATTTTTGATTATAGATAACCTCCCTTATACGTGTAATGATTTTAGAAAAATCTTTGCTATTTTCATCCTCTTTATCCTTTAAAGCGTTTTCAAATTGATTAAAATACAAAGTGTTTACGTCTAAATAACCACAAAGAGCGTGTATCGTGTACGGTCTTTTTTTTGGTATTTCTGCAAGTTTTATTTCACTACCCATTCCTTGACCGATTGAAACTACTTTTGCCTCTGATTCGTAAAAAGGATTGTCATCTACCCATTGGAAATAATCGGTTGCGCATTCCCATAGGATTTCAGGAGTGGTAAATATCTTATCTCGTCCATGTTTTGCTCTTAGCTTCCAAAATTGATTCCCTAGAGTTGCTGACATTGTTTTTTAATTTCCGCAAATATACGTTATTTTTTTATAAAAGATTAAAAATATTTTTAAACTTCAAACGTTTTCAAATAATAATATATTTTGGTTAGTTCTTTTAGTGTTTTTGTTTCAGGAAAAATAACATATTTATCTTCTGCTGTTTCAAATCTTGAATGAATATCATGTCTTGTTATTCCGAACTTTTCGAATAACTTAAACGTATTGTTATATTTTTTTGATTTTAGAAAAAATGTTTTTCTTTCCTCTAATATATCAACGCTAAATTTATACTCCCCAATCTTTACAACCTCGCCAACTTTTAATATTTTTGGGTTTGTTAGGATTTTGTAAAGTCTTTCTGTATTATTTAATCCAATTGTTGGATTTACTTTTCCTGTGAATAATCTCATTTTATGTACATTATCTATACTTGTTTCGTCACTCATGAAATGAGCTCTTAAATCCTCATAACAATTAAACTCAATTTTTGAAGTTTGATAAAACCATTCAGGAAAAGATAGGTTTTCCCAATCGATTGATTTTTCATTTTCAACTTCTTTCGGTTCGTTTTTAACATCATTAAATCCAAGTTCTGTTCTTAACTCCAACAATTCATTGTCGGTTAGTTTTATTTCGTAATTTGTTTTTTTAGATGTAATTTTTAGTAAATTGTCATCTTTGCTTTGTGATAGTTTAAATGTTTTCATTTGTTTTGGTTTTTTGGTTTTGTGTTTTTTATTGAAATTCCTTTATGTTTTATTAGTTCGTTGTTTATTATTTGTAAAGTGTCTTTTACTATTTCATTAAAAAATACCTCTGTTTCGTTATCAATTAACCATCCATAATCCTTTTCGAGTGTTCTTTTTATTTTTTCTACTGTTATATTCATTTTGTTTTATTTTTAACTCCTATTTTGTTAAGGTGAATACTAGGTTTTGTAAATCATGTAAAAACTCAACCTCTCTTATTTCAAAGTTTTTGTAATATACAGTAAACTTATTATCCCAACTTACTTTTATATCAATTATTCCTTCTTTATCGTAGTATAATCCCGTAAATGCTGACGGTTCATATCCTAAATCAACTAATAGTTTTTCTGTTAGTGGGATTGGGTATATATTGCTAATATACGGCTCGCTATTACCTTTGCTTACCTTTGTGAATTGGTTTATTTTGTTGCTATTTATTTGCTCAATTGACGATATTTCAAATTCATCGTCATAAACATAATTTCCAAGCCTTAATTCGTTTGATAATATTCCCATATTCCTATTTTTGTTTTTTTACTTAATCCTTTTAAGTTGTTAGATATTGATGTAATTCCTATTCCTGTTTTTAAAGATGCTTCTTTTATGCTTTCGTATATTTCGTTTTTATTTAATATAACTTTTCTTTTGTTTTTAGATGGCTTACCTTTTCTAGAAATAGACCATTTTCTTTTCAATTCATCACTTCTTATTAAACCTTTGTTTTTAATCCCTATTTTTTCTTTAGTTTCTTGTGACAAAGGTTTTCTTATTCTATTTTTTTGGTATTCAGATATTATTTTTCTTTGTTCTAACGTTAGTTTACATCCTTTTCTTGAATATTCACCACCTGTTGAATTATTATATCCATATAGTCTATTGTTTGTATTAAATAAAGCTATTAATTGAATTTCTTTTTCTAACATTTCTTTTTTTGAATTAGCTTCAAAAACGATTTCAATATTAAACTTTTCAAATCCGTATTTTTTCATGGCATTATATAAATGATAACTTTTTTTATTGGAGTTACATTTATGTTGTTGCCATCTTATCTTTAATTTTTGTTGAGTTACGCCAAAGTAGATTTTGTTATTTACTAAATTACTTATTTTATATACTATATATTTCATGTTACAAATATACAAAAAACATTCGTAATTCGTTTGCATTCATCTTACAAAGTATTAAAGTCAATTGCTAAACCTTTTTCAATTAATCCGAATACGTCGAAATTCCATTCAAAAAGTTTTTACATAATTCCATATTTAACAGTTTTAAATGTGGGGGTAAAAATCCCCTTTGATTAATAACAAAAGTTAATTTAGTTCTGCTGTACAAATATACAAAACTTTTATTAATTGTTGTTTAGTTTTTAATATTTAACTTTTTTTTAACGTTTTAGATTATTTCCTAAATGATTTACCTTTAAATTCTACGATATTAAACATTTTATAAACTCTATCATAAACCCTTTGCCCATATTTTGAGTAAAATTCATAAATAGCTTTGTCAATGTCATTAGGGTAATTTTGGTTATAATTACAAGTTGCGTGTGTCAAAATATTATTACGCTCTCTTATTTCCAAAATCTCTTTAAATAATTCGGTGTTTCCCCACGCCATTGGCTCTGTTTTTAAATCGTCAAAATATCTTTTCCCGTTTATTGCAGAATCATAAATATAACTCCTTTGCTCTTTTTGTGCGTTTTCATAAGTCTTTACAAACTCGGCGGTATTAATACCTATGAATCGTAAATTTGAATTATTAAACACACTTTCAAACGCTTTCATTATCGAGCTTTTTCCATTCCCAACGTCTCCGACAATTAACAATCCTTTATTAAAATCCATTTCGTTTTTTACGAATGACTTAAATTCAGGATCACGTAAATAATAAAGAAATACTGATTTCAGATTATAGGTTGTGTCTTCATTGGCTATAAACTTTTTGCCCTCGTTTTCAAAAAAAGCGAATGAAAACTCTTTCCATAACCACTCCTTTGTGAGTACTGTTGGAACCGGCTCAACTAATCTGTTAAGGTTATTGAAATAATCGTTTACAGCCTCGATTTTAATCGGTTTGAGCCATTTATCCTCGTAGTCTTGAATTTGCTTTTCGGCTTCAGCAACGGAAATGCCTTTTAGTTTTCTAAATTCTACCATTTGCTCGGCTGTCATTTCGTTAAATTTATATAACTTTAGGCTTTCGTACTTGTGGCGTCCTATTACTTCGTTTTCTTTTAGTGATTTTAGTATGTTGTCCATTGGTTTATTTTTTTAATCTTGTATTTTCGTTTATTGTTTTATATGGCGTGTAAACGCAATGCGTTTGCATGGATGTTAGTGGCAAGTGCTATCTGACACCTCAAAATAGTATTGCTCGCCATCTCGACTAAAATCATTATGCCTATCATTTCTACCAGCGTTATGTGCATCAACTATTTGTTTCATTTCTCTTTCAACTAATTTAGGAATATTTTTATCCAACCACGTTTCAAATTCATCTTCCGAAACTTCGCAATACATTTTTACAATTTCTTGTGCTACTAACATAATTCTCGTTATTAAACCGCACCAGCCACTAACAGCGGTTTTGCGCCACCGCTGTACAGTTGGTGCGCTGTTATTAAGTTTATCTAAAGCGGCAGCGCAAAGCCGCAAAACGTTATCGGCAAGCGTAAGCAGCCCATTGCTCAGCCATAGCATCAGCAACACCCTGAAAAAACTTGCTTCTTTTTTTACTTCCATTTGCAAATGTTTTGCCTTTATAATTTGGTTTATCTA